TAGCGAAACAGCGTAACGGTGCGCTGGGTACCATAAAGCTGGGATTTAAAAAATGGACTACGACATTTTATAATCCGGGGTGATTTTTATGTTGAGTGCGGCCATTGACGTTCTGATGAACGCTTATGGTAGAGATGATGAAATAAACAGGTTGAAAAAAATTAAAGACGAAGCAACCGAGAAATTAAAGAATTTTTCATCGGAGTTGTTGGAAGAAAAAAGGAGGAATGCTGAAAATTTAAAACCTTGCGGTGAAGCCGATACGTTGGAGTTATTGAGGTACGTAAGAGCTTGTTCGGAGTGTGAATTATATCAACTGCATTATGATACATACAGTGGTATAGTTGAGCATCCGGGCAAAGAGCAGGAGTTAAAAAACAATATGCAAAAAGAAATTAAACGTCTTAAAGGGGAGTTAAAAGAGGCGGTTGATTTTTATACGGCATTCAGAGGTGTGCAAATGGAATTAAAAAGCTGAAAGGGGAGCTGCTAGTGGAAACTGTAGAGGATGTAAAAGTGTTTTTAGAAAGCTACAATTGTTTGATGTTGCAAGTGAAATCATTAAAAAAGCAATGCGACGATTATGCAAAACTGATTACTGAGACAGGCGGAGTAAGAGGCATAAGCCAAGATGGTATGCCGCACGGCAACGGTAAATCCGACCCTGTCGCAGAGGTTGTACTTAATGCGGAAAAAATGCGAATCCGCTACAGCGAAAAGCTAAACGATAAATTGATGGCAGCGGAAAAAATTGAAAGAATGCTTGATGCACTGGAAGATGATGAACAATTTATTCTGCGGTCTGTGTATATGGATAAAATGGGTATACATCGTGTAGCCCAGGATTGTCATACCTCTGAGGCGACAATTTACCGTAAAAAAGATTTGGCTTTAAAAAAAATTTTGAAAAATTCAAAAGTTGATAGTCCGTGAGAATTTATACGTGCTACAATGGTATCGTAAAAGACTATGTAATTATGTTTTAGGCAGGCTCTGAGCTTGCCTTTTTTATTGGCGGTGATTGAGTGAATAGGGTTGAACCTATACGTACAAAGTCAAAATTAGATAAGGTGCGCAGTATATTAAGGGAGCAGAGCTACCGTAATTATATGCTGTTTCAGTTTTCAATTCACATAGGAATGAGGATTGGAGATATTCTGGAACTCAGGGTTAAGGATGTGAAAGGGAAAAACTGTATATATGTTGTTGAAGCCAAGACACGCCACCGCCGTAAAAACAAACGCAACAGATATACTGTACCGCAGACAATTGCAAAGGAGCTACTTGATTATATAGATGCAGAGGAGCTTGCGGATGAGGACTATCTTTTTCCGAGTCCTAACAGATATTGTCTACACTTATCCAGACGGCAGGCTTATAACATAATTAACAGTGCAGCAAAGCAAGCGGGTGTTACTGCTGCCATTGGTTGTCACACCTTGCGTAAGACATTCGGTTACTGGCATTACAAGCAGTTTAAGGACGTTGCTATGCTACAAAAAATTTTTAATCATGTTACACCCGAAGAAACCTTGCTTTACATTGGTGTGACGGATGAGCAGATAAGCAACACGCTTAATAATTTTTCTATCTGATTTCCTTTAAAATTTAAAATTGGAAATTTAATCTTTTTTGTTTTTGACGTTAATAAGAAGAAACTCGATTACAAAAATTTCACAGACTTTGTTTTATAGGAAATATTGAGGGGGTGGGGTTTATGCCTGATTTGAAGATTTGCAGATGTGGCAAAATTATTAAGAAATCGGATAAATACTGCGAAAAGTGCCGCCTTGAGGAAATGAAGAAAAAAAGTCAGAGAAATTTTAAATATGATAAATTTAAACGTGATAAAGAATCTAAAGCTTTTTATAGCAGTAATGCATGGCAAAAGCTTAGTAACCTTATAAAAAGCCGACAAAATGGTCTATGTATGTTATGCTATCACAACAACGTAATTACAAAAGGCACTATTGTACATCATATTGTGCCAATAAGAGAGGCTTGGGCAAAACGTCTTGACCCCAAGAACTGCATTCTTCTTTGTGCCGGCTGTCATTATGCAAAGGTTCATCCGGTATACGACCTAGGTGGCGCTGACAAGAAGGCAATGCAGGAGCTACTTTTCTCTCTTGTGGTTTGTGGCTAGCAGGGGGTACTTTTTAAAGTTTTTTTAATATCTCCTAGACCGTAGGTCCCCTTATAGTATGGAGATTTGTGCAGAAAAAGTGAAAGTTGGACAGAAAAATTTTGAAAAAAAATTGACCCTTGCGGGTTGGATGAGCTTTACGGCAAGTGCAGGGTAGTTGAGCTTTACGGCAGTGCGGGTTTGATGGGCTTTACGGCAGTGCAGGGTAGTTGAGCTTTACGGCAAGTGCAGGGTAGTTGAGCTTTACGGCAGTGCGGGTTGGATGAGCTTTACGGCAAGTGCAAGGTAGTTGAGCTTTATGGTAATGTGGCTTGGATGAGCTTTACGGCAAGTGCAGGGTAGTTGAGCTTTAAAGTAGTGTGAGTTGGTTTTGTTTTATGGTAGGTTTGGGACTGTAAATTTAGGGTGAAGGAGCGTTGCAGGGAGGTGGGCAATGCAGTAGCCGATACAGTCCCATTTAGGATAGGAAAACAGAGGCGAGAAATTACGATGAAAGGCAGAGACTTGCTTTTGATGAAGGTTATCGGAGGTGGGATAGGAAACAGAAATATTTTGTCGGGGTTGACAAAAAGGATAGGAAAACAGAGGGGAGAAATTATGATGAAAGGCAGAGACTTGCTTTTGATGAAGGTTATCGGAAGTGGGACAGGAAACAGAAATATTTTGCCGGGGATGGCAAAAGGATAGGATAGACTTGATTTGAATGCGGGGTAGAAGGCAGAGGTCAGAATTACCTCATCATTTATATTTAACGCAGTTTCAAGGGACTTTGGTAATGTTGCTACTGTGGAAATGTTTTAATCAAGTGAGGAAATTCCCCGCCTTTTAGGCGGCGGGATTTGCTTGTGAAGTGAAAGAAAGTAATTCGGGCGGCGAAGTCAACTTTTCAACAAAGTTGGCAAGTTCTGCTTGACTATCGGTAGAGTTTATGGAGCAGAGCTGTGGTAATCAATTGAGATTAAGATTGATTAGCGGAGCTGTGCTGCATAATTTAACCAAGCTGCGCTAGCAACTATTGGTTGGGTGGTTATGTAGCCGGTATCTGCTGCACGGTTTTTCTAAAAGCTCCTTTGCCGTGCAGCCTTAAATTTGGGAGGTGATTTAAGTGACACCCGAGAAGCAGAATTATTTTAAGGAGTATAAGCGTGCTCAGCGGCAGGGCGCAAAGGACAGCAAGTCTAACAAAGACCCCAAAAAGGATAAAATTACCTTTAAGGGTAAGAAAATAAATGTTAAAAAGTTTGAGGCGGCGTATAAGGACCGGGTTAAGGACGATGCTACCAAGACATTTATGTATCTTACGGTGCTTGACCTTGTGCCGCTTATAGCGGAGTGTAAGGCGGTTATAGAAAAATACGGTGCGTTTACCAAGTCAACGGCGGGAACACTTAAGGAAAATCCTGCCCAGAAGTCATTGAGGGAGAATACCAAGAGCTTTGTGTTTGCTTTGGAGAAGCTTAATGGTATGCTTGGTGACGGAGACAGACCGGATATTAATGATTGGCTGGATGATGACGAGGATGATGAGTAGGTGCTGCTTAAAGGCAGCGAAAAACGAGTAATATGCTGCCAAATGACAGCGGGAAATGAGTGAGGTGCTTTTGTAATGAAAAATATATGCGATATAAGTAATTACAAAAGCAATGACCTTGTTACAAGCGGTAATGTGTCTGAGCTTATGGAGTTACAATGTCGGCTATGGGATGATGAAAGCTATTACTTTGATGTCAGGGAGGCTAAGAGGGTAGTTAAATTCAGCCGTAAGCTAAGCCCCGATAAGGGAAAGCGAGGACAGAAGCTCAGACTTTGCGTGTTTCAATTTCAGATTGTAACCGATATTTTGTGTGTCAAGCAACGATGCAATAATATGAGACGTTTTCGTGAGGCACATATAAATATTGGACGTAAAAATGGCAAGAGCTTTATTATTGCGTTTTTGATTACGTACTTGTTTTTCTTTCATGCGGAGTATGGCGGTGAGTTTATACTTGCAAGTATTTCAAGAAACCTGGCAGAGCAGCTTTATATCAAGATAATGCACTTTATAAGGAATACTCCGCTTGAAGCCTACTGCAAGATAAGAGATAGCAAAAAGGAAATTGAAATAAAGCAGAACAACACGGTGCTCAGAGTTATATCCTCCGATGCGGAGGGTGCGAACTCCTACGCCGATTATGTTTACTGTATTGATGAGATACACGAGATGAAGAAGGCTGATTTGTATGACAGACTGTCAACCGGTCAGGGTACCTTTGATGAGCCGCTTGGTATAACCATTACAACTGCGGGCGACGGTGAAAACCCGCTTAACCTTGAATATGAAAAATATCACTACTGCAAGGACCTTGAAAGCGGAAAGGCTGATGAGGACAGCTTTTATTATGCCATATATGAGGCTGATGAGGGTTGTGACCTGGATGATGAGAAGCAATGGCTGAAAGCCAACCCCGGACTTGACGTATTTCGCAAGAGAAAAGACCTTGAAATATTATCGAAAAGGGCTAAGACAAGCCGTATTACAGAAAGAGCGTTCAGACGCTTTTTTTTAAATCAGCATATAAGCTCTGAAATTAAGCAGGCTATTAATATGCAGTTGTTTGATGAATGCACAGCCGAGGTTGATTATGAGGAGATAAGAGGACTTACCAATACAGCCGGACTTGACCTCTCCTCCAAGAGCGATATTACTGCCCTTGTGCAGTGCTTTTATGATGAGGTAAGGGACAAATATATAATATATCCGCACTTGTTTGTACCGGTTGACCGTATCGAGGACAAGGAGGATGAGGACCGAGTACCTTATAAGCAGTGGGAAAAGCAAGGCTATATAAATACCTTTCCCGGTGAGTATATAAGCTATAAAAAGGTTAAGTCCTACATTAAGGATAACTGTGAAAACAATGAAATATTTGCCTTTGACCGATGGGGTTCACCTGCGGTAAAGGAGGACCTTGATGAATATTTTAATATGCTTGACTTCGGGCAGGGGTACAGAACAATGAGCCCTGCCATTAATACCTTTGAGGAGCTACTTATGGACAGGCGTATAATAATTGCAAAAAATCCCTGCTTTCGTTGGATGGCCGCCAACGTGGTGGCAGTGATGGACGATGCGGGAAATACCAAGTACAGTAAGCTGAAGTCACGGAAAAAAATTGACGGAATTATAGCTATGGTTATGGCCATAGGTGCTATGTTTGCCGATAGGGAATATGACACCGAAAAGGGCCTTGAAAATTATTTGGATATACTGGGAGTGGGAGGACAAGAATGAAAACTATGGACATACGTGCCTCAACGCAGGCAATAAGAGGAGAGGTAAGGAGTACAACCTTTAAGCTGTCGGAGCTTAATTCGTTTTTTGACAATAATGAGTATGGCACAGGAGAGAAGGATATAAGTGAGGTTACCTACTTTGTATGTATAAAGACCTTATCCGAGAGCCTGGGCAAGCTGAACAATAAGGTTTACCAAAAAACGGACAAGGGAATAATTGAAACTAAGCATCCGCTTAACAGCCTGATAAGTGTAAGACCAAACCCATATATGAGTGCGGCGGTGTACAATGCCACTGTAGAGTTTTACCGTAACCATTACGGCAATGCCTTTGTGTGGATTCAGAGGGGCAGAGACAAGGATGGGCAGATAAGAGCTAAAGCGCTGTATCCGCTGAACCCCGAATACACAACCATATTAATTGATAACAAGGGCATACTTGGCACGAAGGATTCGGTATACATACGATATGTAGAGCCTAAAAGCGGTGAGATAAGCGTATTTAGTTATGAGGATGTACTACACTACCGTAGCAGTCTGATATCCTCCGACGGTATCAGCGGTATGGCAACAAGGGATATACTTGCAGCTACCATACGTGAAAAGAAGGATGCACAGAAGCTTACAAGGGGTGTATATAAAAACGGCATTACGGGTAAGGCTGTGCTGGAGTATATAGGAGACCTTAACGGAGAGGCGGAGAAGAAGCTGCTTAAACAGCTTATCAGCTATACCAAGGGTGAGCAGAACTACGGCAACATTATACCGATACCGCTTGGAATGAAGCTGACACCGCTTAACATAAGCCTTGCAGATGTACAGTTTTTGGATATAAAGAAGTACAGCAGTCTTGAGATTGCTTCTGCCTTCGGAATAAAGCCCAATCAGCTTAACAACTATGAAAAGAGCAGCTACAGCAATTCGGAGGCGCAGAATCTGAGCTTTTACGTTGATACACTGCTGTATATTTTAAATGCGTATGAGCAGGAGGAGACCTATAAGCTGTTAAGCAGCTATGAAAGAGCAGACGGATATTACCTAAAGCGTAATGTAAATGTGATATTACGTGGTGATATAAAGAGTCAGACCGACAGCCTGATGAAAAAGGTAGGCGGCGGTGTTATGCAGATAAACGAGGCAAGACGGCAGCTTGACCTTCCCGATACGGAGGGCGGTGACAAGTGTATTGTAAACGGTAGCTATATTGATATTAAAAATGTTGGTGAACAGTACGGAATAGGCAAGGAGGGAAATGAGGGTGATTGATTATTTATTTGGTATTGGTGACGAGGTTAAGGTAATGAGCGGCAATGAGGCACATAATATGCTCATCATCGGCAAGCGTACCGAGGACGAGGAAAGAACCTTGCACGACTATGCGGGTGTACCTTACCCCGAAGGCTTTAAAGGCAGATTATATTTTTTTGAACACAGAGATATTGTAGAAAGGGTGGTATAATGGCGGGAATTAAAGAAATATTCGGCAGTGTAAAAATGCAGGGGGATATACCTGCATTTTATATTTACGGGGATATAACCTCAAGCCCATACGATAGCTGGGACGAGAATGAGGACGTATGCCCTGCCTTTGTAAGAGATTTTATTGATAAATACAAGGGCAAGGAGGTGCATATACACATAAACAGCCCGGGAGGCAATGTATTTTCGGGGGTTGCAATTTATAATATGCTTAAGGCAAGAGAGGGAAAAACCGTAGTTTACATTGACGGACTTGCGGCATCGGCGGCAAGCGTTATTGCCCTTGCAGGTGATATCGTGTATATGCCGAAGGGCTCAATGATGATGATACACGAGCCGTGGGTTTTATGTGCGGGTAACGCATCGGAGCTAAGAGCTCAGGCTGACAGCCTTGATAAAATATGCGAGAGCATTACAGCTATTTATCAAGAATGCTCGGGAGCTGAGCTTGAGGATATTGCCAATATGCTGAGAGCCGAAACGTGGTTGACTGCGGAGGAGGCTATGGATTTATTTGGTAATGTAATAGTTGATGAAGGACGACAAGCCTGCGCCTGTGCAAGAGGTGACAGCCTTAAGTGGTATGATAAGATACCGAAGGCATTGACCTTTGAGGATGGCACGCAGGGGCAGGGTGACACAACAAACCTGATTGAAATAGCCGAAGCGGAGGATATGAACAGGGAAATTGATGAACTTATTGCAAAGGTGGAAATTGATGAAATGCTTGTAAAAAAATAAAAAAACTCTTGACTTATGGTACTGAATATGGTACTATAATATCAGGAGGTGAAAGGAATGGCAAGCATTGAAAAGATAATACAAAAGATGAAAAATCAACCTAACGGCATAAGGGTTGATGAAGTCCACAAGGTGCTTACAGCATACGGCTATAGACTTGATAGGCAGAGGGGGTCACATAGACAATATGTAAATGATATTACAGGTGATGTGATAACCATAAAGGACGAAAATCCTTTAAAGAAAGCCTACACCAAAGATGTATTAAACCGAATAGGGGAATAACCCCTATTCGGAATATAAAAATGCTTGCCATTTACGGATTATGAAAAATGTAGAGGAATATATGAGGTTGCCATACAGCTTTGTTACGAGCTATATGGAGGATGAAACAGGAAACTACTACTACGGTAAGGTACTGGAACTTGACGGTTGTCAAAGTACGGGAGATACTATTGATGAGCTGTATGAAAATCTGCGAGAGGCTATGTATGGCTGGATTGAAACCAAGATTGAAAACGGTTTTGATGTGCCGAAGCCTATGACAGCGGAAAAGTACAGCGGAAAATTTAATGTACGTATCCCTAAAAGTCTGCATCAACGTCTCGCAATAGAGGCGGAACAGGAGGGTATATCGCTTAATCAGTATGTTGTATACAAGCTAAGCTGTGATAATACCGTGCATAAGTAAATTGAGATGTTCGGGAAATCCGAATATCTTAGCTTAAAGGCTCTTTTAACAAATGAAGGGAGTTGTTATTATGAAATTGGTTTATCCTGTTGTAATGACCAAAACACAAAACGGTGTTTTGGTCTATGTTCCGGATTTTGACTGCAATACACAAGGGAAGGACTATTTGGAGGCTATTGATATGGCTCGTGATGCAATTTCGCTGATGGCTATTGACTATGAGGATGATGGCAAAGCGCTTCCAAAGGCTGATTTTGATATTAAAGCAGATGACGGACAAATAATTGCACTTGTTGATGTGGATTTATTGACATATATCCAAAAATAAGATTTAAAATGCGCTTACATAAATGTGGGCGCATTTTTTATACAGAGCCAAAAGGCTCTTTTTTAGTACCTGAATTAAAACGAAAATTAAATTTACGGGAGGTAAAAAATGAAGAAAAGTGTTGAAATTTTTAACAGAATTACAGAGAGAAAGGCTGAAATGAAAAGCCTGAGAGATGCAGGTAAAATTAACGAGGCTTACGCTATGGTTGAGGAGATTAAGGGCCTTCAGAACGAGTACGAGATTGAGCTGGAGCTTGAAAAGCCGGAGCTTCCGTTTGGGGATGAGCCGGGTGAGCCTAAGGCAAAGGGTAACGGTGATGCAATGCTTGCATTTAACAAGGCGGTTAAGGGACAGAAGCTTACCGATGCAGAGTTGGCACTTGTGGAAAATACGGGTAAGAGTGGCGGTTATCTTGTGCCTACGGAGGAGGTTACAAGAATTGAGGAGCTTAAGCGCTCTATGGGCAACCTTAAGCAGTATTGTGATGTAGTGCCTGTAAATACATTAAGCGGTACTTATGTGGTGGAGGTGTCGGATGACGGTAAGCTTATAACCTTTGACGAGGACGGAGAGGTAAGCGAGGGTGACATTGAGTTTGCAAAGAAAAACTGGACCGTGGAGACAAAGGGCTTGCTTATACCTGTAAACAACAGACTGCTTGATGATGAGCAGGCGAACCTTATGAGCTATATTGACAGATACTTTGCAAAGGCGGCTACAAGAACGGATAATGCCGATATTGTTGCAGTGCTTAAGCAGTCCGACACGGTTGAAGGTGAGAGCTACAAAGCGATTAACAAGACACTTAATGTTGAGCTTGACCCTGCAATCAGTGACAGCGCAATTATTGTTACAAACCAGAGCGGCTATGATTACCTTGACAGCCTTGAGGATATGAACGGCAGACCTCTCCTTAAGGACGACTTAACTCAGCCGGGCGGTAAGGTATTTGCAGGAAAGAGAGTAATTACCCTTACCGATAAGGAATACACGGCTGAGGAGGGCACAAAGGAGTTTTGGGTAGGTGATATGTTCAGTGCCGTTAAGTTTATGGACCGTAAGAGCCTTGAGGTAGCTATAAGTGAACACGCAGCCTTTAAGGCAAATATGACACTTGTACGCTGTATACAGAGAGGTGTAGCGGTATCCAACGATAAGGATGCGGGCAGAAGAATAGTAATTACGGTTGCTGAAACGGTTGCCGAAGAATAAGCCTATGCTTAGCTCAAATGTGAGGTGGCAAAAAGGAGTGATGTAAATGCTCGATATGGTAAAGCTGTACCTCAGAATTGAGCCTGAGTACACGGAGGAGGATGCTCTGCTGGAAGGCTTTATTGACGAGGCAAAGGAATACTGCATAAATGCGGTGGGATATGAGCCGACGGAAGAAAATCAGCTTTACAGACGATTTATACTGCTATACGTTGCAAATGCCTACGAGCAACGAAGCATAACGGATAATACAAGGAGTGCTGCATTTAACCTGTCAAACCTGATAATGCAGCTAAGGTATTGCTATGATACGGAGCAGTGACAGAAGATTCAGGCTGGAGGTTACGGAAAGACGAGAAAACGGTGTGGACGAGGACGGCTGCACCGTTTTTGACAATGTACTTGTAGGCAGGACATGGGGACAAATTGTAACCGCAAATACAGCTGTAAAGGAAAACAGCCATGAGGGTAACTATAAGGACTTTGAGATAAGCCATAAGATAAGGGTTAGAAAGGATTTGTACAATTACCGCAAGGGTATGTACCTGAAATACGGAGCTTATACCTACGAGGTTAAGTATGTGCAGCCTATGTATAACCAACCCGAGCTGTTGGAGCTTGGCTGTAAGCTGGTGATTGAAAGTGAGGCTGATTACAATGAGCTTTGAGGTTGATTGTGATGATTTTTGCAACGGAATTGACCTTGTAAAAAAGGCATATCCGAAAAGGGTAGATAAATTTATGCTGAAGGAGGGCGGCAAGCTTAAGAGTCGCATAAAGAAAAAGGCAAAGCAGAGAGTTAAGCAAAAGACCGGTAACTATATGAAGGGCATAAGGCGGGGTAAGCACTATGTTTATCGTATGAACGGTAAGGACTCGGTAAGGGTTTACAATGCCGCACCCCATGCTCATTTGGTGGAGGACGGACATACTCAGCAGACTCAACACGGTGAGATTTTTGTGGAGGGGAAGCACGTATTTCGTGACAGCGAAAAGGAGTTTGAGCCGGTGTTTGAAGCCGATGCGGACAAATTTATTGATGAGGTGCTTGAAGGACTATGAAATCAATTGATATTTACAGAAAAATGGTGCAGGTACTGGAGGAGAAGGTTGGCTGTAAGGTAGTTGCACTGGATATGGAAGCACCTATTGTGCGGCCGAGTATGAAGCTGGATATGGAGGAAAGCCTTGAGGTGCTTAATGAGATAGTAAGCAGTAAGGACTTAACATTCAGGCTTATTTATTTTGCCGAGGATAAGGTACATAAGGAAACGGAAAACAAGAGAATTTCGGCAAAAATTGCTGAGCTACTCAAAAAGCCTATACAGGTGGGAGAGCTTAGCGGTGTATGGGCAGGCGGTGTGGACTTTGATAGGACCGCAACGGGTGAGCTTGTTGCCGAATGGAAATTTGAGTATGACTTTGACGAGGATTACTCGGACGAGGAAAATGCAGAAACAATTGAAGAAATTGAACTTAAGATTGATTAGGAGGTAGAGATATGCCAAGTGAGAGTAAAATACCGTACATTGATATTGTGTTTAAGCAACTTGCCACCTCGGCTATAGTAAGAAGCGAGAGAGGCACGGCGATACTTATTGTAAAGGATAACACTGATACGAGCTGGGATACGGCAATTTATACGGAGGTAACGGAGGTTGATGCCGAGAGATTTACGGAGGATAACCTTAAGGCGATTAAGGGTGCGCTTGCTTATAACCCTTATGAGCTACTGGTGGTAAGAGCCGATGCAGAGGCAGAGGATGCAGATGCGGCACTGGGTGCGGCTCTCAGCAAGGTGCAGAGCGTAAGAAGTACAGGCTGGATTGCTGTTGCAGGGGCAACTACGACGGAGGATAAGGCGCTTGCAAGCTGGATAATTGCAAAGGACAAGAGGGGTGCAACCTACAAGGGTATTGTATATCAGTATGCTGCCGATGATATGCACATAGTGAACTTTGCTACGGACACCGTCACAATGGACGGTGAGGAGGTAACAGGTGATACCTATATTCCGTGGATATTATCACTTGCGGCTGCCACAAATATTGCAAGCAGTATGACTTATAAGGCTTGCAGAGATATTACGGGTGCGGATTGCCTTACCGGTGAGGAGCTTGAGGAGGCTACAAACAAGGGCGAAATGCACATTACATTGGTGGATGATGAGCTTGTGATTGCAAGCGGAATTAACAGCCTTACAACCTACGATAACAATACAAAGACAGAGGATATGAGCTTCATCGAAACGGTGGAGACCATGGATATGATTGAGGACGATATAAGAACAGCCTTTAAGAGCTATATCGGCAATGTAAGAAACACGTATGAAAACCAGATGCTTTTTGTAGCGGCTTGCAGAAGCTATCTTGACAGTCTGGAGACAGACGAAAACTACAATGTGCTTGACCCGGACTATGAGAACACGGTTGACATTGATTGCGAAAGCCAAAGAAATATGATTAAGGTGAGCGTTGCGGAGGCTGCGGACTGGACAGATGCACAGGTTAAGCACTATCCCTACAAGAGAACAATGTTCCTTGCAGGAGATATAAAGAAGTGCTTCTGCCTGCACAACTTATCCATGACAATACAGTTATCCGCATAGTGAAGGAGGTAGAAGGGTATGGCGAAATTTGACAGAACAAAGGTAATGGTAGGCACTGCATCAAAGATATATGTAGACGGTAAGCTGATACCGTATACATCAAAGGTAAGCTGGAAGATGTCGGGTGAATTTGAGGAAGCCAAGGTTATGGGCGAGTACGGCGAGCATCAGATTTATCTTGGCTACAGCGGTGAGGGCAGTGTGGAGGAGTACAAGACGGCAAGTGCTTTGGTAAAGCAGATAGTTGACGGCTTGCAGTCGGGTGTTTTGCCTGATGTGGAGATGATTATTGACCTTGAGAATAAATACAGCAGTGAAAACGAGACGGTTAAGCTTAAAGAGGTGGTATTTACCGAGGCGGGCTATGATATTGAGACAAAGTCGCCTATAAACGAGGAATTGCCGTTTAAGTTTGCGGAGATGGAGTTTTTGAATACGATTTAAGCAAGTGTACTTTAAAATGATGCTTTTGTTAAAGCTCATATTAACTCAAATCGTTAAGTTTGCAATTTATGCTAATTCCTTGTAGCTCCTAAAGGAGCTGTTACTTTTCTACGAGAAAAGTAACCAAAAGCGCCACTACTTCCGGAGCGCTGTGAGGTTTTTAAGTGTAAAAACCTCATCCCGTAGGGATTTGGATTTGTCACTACAAATCCAAACTTGCACGGCTTAGGGGTTCAGCACCCCTAAGAACTCCCGAGGTTACGCAGACACCACAGCAACAAAGCTTTTTAACGGAGCTGTTGCATAGCTCCTAAAGCTTTTTATGCTGTTCCTCGGCTTTACACTATAGGAATTGGTTTTGTTTAGGTGCCTACGGCGTAAAGAATGTTGAAAATTTTTGGTTGTTTACAACATTTCCTTCCTCTGTCAGGAGAATGCCAAGCACAATAAACTTAATTTTAAAATTTTTTAAATGTATGACAATAGAAAGGGATATGAAAATGAAAAAGAATGAAGTTGTAACGATTGACAGCATTATAAAGAGAGCTACAAAGAGAAGGGACGACAAGGCGAAGCCACTTACGCTTTATGTTCCGAGCCTTGAGGGTGAGATGGAGTTTGAAAAGCCGGATACGGTTGAGGTTATAGAACTCAGAAGGGCAATTGAAAGCGGTGACATAGATACGACGGAAATGTATGTACGTACCGTATATAATGCAAGCAAGCAGTTACAGGACAAGGAGTTACAGGAGCAACTTGGTGTGAAGGACCCTGTGGAAGTGGTAACAAAGGTATTTACCTTAGCCGAGATTGTGGCGCTTGCAGCCAAGATACTCAACCACGATGACGTGGAGGGTGATATAGAAGTAGTAAAAAACTAATAAACGCAGACCGTAGGTTAAATTTAGCTCAGTTTTATGTTGTGAGGGGGATTGATTTGGAGAAAATCTTAAACGCAACAGCGACTGAGCTATTTTTTTATGAGTCTGCGAGAGATAGGTGGTACAAAGAGAACGGATATACCAAGAAGGGGGAATAAATTTTGGCAAAAACCATAAATGCGATTTTAAACCTCCAGGACAAGTTTACACCCAAGCTGTCACAGGCTAAAAAGGAAGCACTTTTATTTAAGGCCAGAATGAATGACTGTGACAGTGTATCTAAAAGCTTTGAAAAGGGACTTGGCAAGATAGGCGATGCGGCAAAGAAGGGCTTTGCGGTTGCAAGTGCGGCATCGCTTGGCTTTGCGGCAAGCAGTGTACAGGTATATAAGGGCTTTGAGCAGAGTATGAGTAATGTAGCCGGTACGCTGGCAATAGACAAAAGCTCGGACGACTATGCAAAGCTTGAACAGGCGGCAAGAGATGCGGGTAAGTCAACCACCAAGTCCGCAACGGAGGCGGCAGATGCCCTCAACTATATGGCATTGGCGGGCTGGAGCGTAGAGGAAAGCACAACGGGTCTGATGCCTATGCTCAGAGCGGCGGAGGCGGCAAATGAGGACCTGGGTACGGTATCGGATGCGGTAACGGACTCGATGAGTGCGCTTGGCTTACAGGTTAGTGATATGCAACGCTACCTTGATGTAGGTGCCAAGGCTCAGAGTAAGTCAAACCAAAACCTTATGCAATTTCAAGAGGCTATGATAGGCGTAGGCGGTACCTTTAATAACTTTAATACCGGTATAGAGGAGGGCGGCGCACTGCTCGGTGTGCTTGCAAACAGAGGTATAAAGGGCAGTGAGGCAGGTAATGCTCTGCAATCAACGATTGTTAATTTGACAAAAAAGAGCGGAGAGAGTGCAAAGGCTATGAGTGCTTTGGGTATATCTGCTTATGATAGCGAGGGTAACTTTAAGGGCGTAACAGCGGTGCTTACCGAACTTAATGATAAACTTAAGGGTTTAGATAGTGATGAACAGCGAAAAAATTATCTTACAATGATAGGCGGTAAAAGTCAGCTGACAACCTTAAACGCTCTGATGGCAGGTCTTAATACAACCGTAGCCGACGGCAGAACAGAGTTGCAATACCTACAGGACGAGCTTAAGGACTCCGATGGCTCACTGGACAAGCTGAGCGCAACCATGACGGATAACCTTAACGGCTCGTGGGCAACATTTACCTCAGCTGTGCAGGAGGCGCAGATTGCGCTTGGAGAAAAGCTTGCTCCATACTTGAAGCAAGGTCTTAATTGGCTTACCGACAAGGTGCCGAAGGTGCAGGAGGTTGTGATGGGCTTTATAGACGAGAAGCTACCTGTTGCAATTGATACGGCAAAGGTTGCACTGGAGAAAATAAAGCCGGTAGTAAAGTGGCTGATAGAGCATTGGAAGGGACTTGCTATTGCAGGAGGCACAGTAGTGACCTTTATGAAAACCTTTACGGTTGCAAACAAGGTGTATAAAACCTTTGATGCCTTAAAAACTGCCGCTAACGGTGCAAGTGTGGTTACAACGGGACTTAAGACCGCTATGTTTGGACTTAATACAAGCTTTCTTGCTTGTCCTGTGACGTGGGTTGCCGCCGGTATAGCTGCGGCAATTGGTGTGGTGGTTTTACTGGCAACCAAGAGCGAGAGGTTGAGAAAGGCTTTAAGCAAGGTATGGAATATTGCGAAGGGCTTTGGCAAGGAAATAGGCGATAAGCTTAAAAGTGCCTTTGAAAGAGTGAAAACAGCTTTCGGAGGAACGGATGCAAGCCTTACGAAAATAGGTGATGCACTGGGTTGGATTGTAGAAAAAAGTACGCCTGTGCTGGAGTTTTTAATGGGACTTGCTTCATCTGCGATAATGAAGGGCATTGATATAATTGCGGATGGTTTTGAGATAGTTGCCAAATGGATAGATTCCATAGGCTATGCCATTGACGGTGTAAAGGCACTGTTCAGAGGTGACATTGTAGGTGCTATGGATGCCTTTTCCTTATGCGGTGTAAATGCGGCAGAGGCTATAAAGACGGCACTGGGAAATATACCGGGTCCATTTGGCAAGGTGATAGATGTAATAAAGGAAGCCAAGCGTCTGTTGGGTCTTTTGCTGACGGAAGGCTGGCAACCGTTTAAGGATGCGGTAGTCGGTGACATTAAGAAGCTGGTGGATAAGTTTCAGACTCTTGTCGATAAAATTAAGGTGGTTAAGGATGCTCTTTGGCAGGCGGGAATTGACAACGGTAAAAAGACCTACGAAAAAGCTCAAAGCGGAAATAACCTTGGTGGATATCTTTATGAATCCAGTAAGGATAACCGTAATGTAGTTAAAGGTATTGTAGAAGAATACAGTAACGGAGGAAACTACGGCACGTATTTGTATAAGATAGCACACCCCGAAGCTACGGGCAACAATGCCCTGGGTACAAGCTACTGGAAGGGTGGTCCTACGTGGGTAAATGAGCGGGGCGGCGAAATAATTGACTTGCCGACAGGCTCAAGAGTTATACCTGCGGACAAGAGCAGTGAAATGATAAGAGAGGGTAATAAAAACATTACCTTTAATATCACGGTAAACAGCAACGGAAACACGGAGCAGGACAAGGAGCTTGCGGACAGGATTGCAAGAAGGGTACTGGATGCAATGGAGGGGGTATAAGGTATGGTAGATATAATTTTGTGCTGTAACAACGGAGCGGAAATATACAAGCTACCTATTCCTCCGGAGGAGTTGCCCGAGATAACGAAAAGCTTTAACAACAGTACGCTGACTACAAGCGAAGCGGATTTGATGGTAATGGGCAGTGGCAGTAAGAGAAGTTTGTCGCTGGAATTTATGATACCCGAATATCCGGGGAAGTACAGTTGGTCAAGGGTGTTTAACTATGACAAGGCAATGGATTATTATAACTGGCTTGACAGTGTGGCAGAGCGCAGGATACCGCTGAGAATGATTGTGTTTAACGGCTTTGAGGAGATACTGAATATTGCACTTGCAATTGACAGCCTTAAGTATAAGGTGACAAGGAGGCTTGATGTGGAGATAAGTATGGAGGTTAGTGAGTTTAAATTTGTTTAATGGAATTTTATGTTAGAGCTCATATTAAATTAAACTGCTAAGGTTGTGGTTTATGTTAAGTTTCTTGTAGCTCCTGAAGGAGCTTAGCGTGTCGAAAAAGCACATTTTAATAAGATAAATTAGAGCTTAGTGGTAAGTTTTTTAACCCCTCAGTCACGGCATAGCCGTGCCAGCTCCCCTGCAGGGGAGCTATGACAGTTCGCCCATACTTTCCTGTAGGTCGTTTGTGAACTGTGAGCAGTTCACAAATATTTAGTTGCCTACGGCGTAAAGAATGTTAAAATGCTAAAGTTAATATGAAGTTATATGGTATAAAAGCGGAGGTGATATATTGGCGTGGAGTTTATTGCA